TAACCCTTCCAACCGCTTTCCTTCAACGTACTAATATCCTGCCACGGCAATTCTGTAGGTGTTGGTTGTTCCTTTACAGGCTCCGCTTCTGGCTGATGATGGTCGTGTATAATTTGGGTTATCTGGTCATTAAGATAAGTAATACCTTCTTCTGATAAACCCCACGTTTGGTCTGAGAAACAGACCCCTATATAGTTTGTTATCTCATCAATTTTAGACATTGGCATAATGCCACAGGAAGCTGGTTGAAAGTTCAACGCCTTTAATTCATCTAAAGTAAATTTGCGTTCAAAAAAGTTTGGGTTGAATGGTGTAAATTTTGGTGGACATTTTAGTTGATAACGTAACTCTTCATTAGCACTATTATTTTCCATTAGCACTTCTTCCTTATGGTCTAGTGGGTTGTAAAGGTTGGGGGATGGTTGTTTAACAATGTAGATTATCTTTGTCTTAGGGTTGCTTACTCTTGTAAATTCTAAACCATCTAAGGGGACAATTTTCTCATCGTAGTATTGTGTTTTTTTATAAATAACATAACCAATACTTGCGTCATTAAAATACTGATTTACCACACCAAAGGGTAAACTATTGATTAAATCCTCAAGCTCTGCATAAGTCCACTCCCCCTCTGGTAACCCCAGATTCATTCCAATAGGTAGGTAGTAGTAACCCTCTGGCATTTCAAACCCAAATCCTGTATCCTTGTACCAATCCCAGCCATCAGTATTAGTAATTAGTTCATACAACCTAGCATCAACTTTTCTAGCTATTACCATTTCCCATAATAAATCAATGGTTATTAGTTGTTCGTGTTCAAATGGGCAAGGCTTCATCTTTAGTAACTCTTCAATCGTTTTAGGGTTTGGCATTATGTAATCCTCTATTTCTATAGATTAAAAACACTTTTTCAGATGCACCAAAAAGTTTAGCAAATTTTACTGTTAGTTCCGCACTAGGTAAAATATCGCCGTTTTCGTAACAACGGTATTCTTCAACCGTAATTTCTAAAGCACGAGCTACTTCTTCTTGCGTCCATTCTTCACAGTGGCGATGGCTTCTGATGGCTTCTGAAATAGTTAGTTTTTTGTCAACTTTCTAACTTTCGGCAACCGTTTTTCGTCGCCTTGAAACAACCAAGCGTAAGCCCCACATAGGGCATCTGCGTGGTTATCATCAAACACTTGAGACAAGTCCCACAGTTCCATAGCGGCCTGCTTCATCTGCTCCTTGTCTGCTTTGCCGTTAGTGGTAGCGATTTTTTTAACCGTGGCTGGGTTTTGCTTAAACAATGCTAGCTTGTTTTCTCTGCATAGTTTTTCAATGGCAAATAAAACCCATGCTAACGCCTGTTGCGTGCTTCCTGTTAATTGGGAGATATTAGCGAGGTCTTCTACAATAACCTCACTTACCATTGGGAAGGCTTTAAGAAGGTGTTTCAGGTCTGATTCAATCACGCAAATTCTGCCAAACGCATCTAAATTTTTAGGCGTGGTAATAACCCCGTGGTTAATAAGCCTACCGTTGACACCGTACCCCACGACGTGTTCAGGGTCGTTGTTAATGACCGCCCAGCCCACCGTAGTGGTGGACTGGTCAAGCACAAGGGAATGAATAAGGTTATTGCTCATTAGGTACCTCGTTATTTCTGTCATAACCTTCTAAGTCGTGTAACCCTCTGGGTTCGTCATAATCTTCTTCTGGTTCGTAGTCATCCAAAGAGAGGTTATCGTCGTTTTCTTCTTCCAAAACCTCATCTACGGTTAGTGAAAGATTGATACGCTGTTGCCCCACTTTTAAATCGTGCAGAATATCATCACGTTTTTTCTCGAGCATTTTAAGCGTATCTTTTTCAATGGCGATAAGGTGCTTGTATCCATCGATTTTCCCTTCAATTTCTTGAATTTCCAGCGATGTTTGAACAAGTTCCTCGGAGGTTTCCTGCCTGCTCTGAACGCCTAGGTCTAGTTGTTGATACTGTTTTGCAGTTTCATCAACAACGGTTTCATCAACAGGAGTGGTTTCTTCAATAACGGCTTTAATTGCCATGGTAGTAGGTTCTTTCTAAACAATTTCGGCAACTTCAAAGCCTGCCAACGTGGCACGCTCTCGTTCTGCTTGAAGGTCTAATTCCTTGATGGTTTTAGTCCAGATTCTTTTAGCGTCGTCCCAGCCGTACCCGATGGCTTTAGCTAGGTCTTTTTGTTCAAAAGAAACCATTGCCTGCAAGGTAACGCTAGGGCTACAAGAACGCTCAAGCACCTTATCAAACGGGTAACACTTCAATACATCCAACATCGCTACAACGTCAAACATAGCACGGTGCATATGCGGGTAAGGGACTGAATGTTTCAAACAAAGACGCTCCAAATCTTTGTGTTTCTGATGGGGGCTATACGGTAAATCCGTTAATGTATCAATTAACGGCATGGTTAGCAATGGGCTTGTTGGTACATGGTGCAATAACCACGCTTTTTCAAAATCGGCATTGTGGGCAACGATACAATCAGCTCTTAATGCCAACTTATGCACAAACGCAAAGGCTTGGGCTAAAGAACTGCCGTGGTCAAGCAAGATGTTAGGATGGATGCCAGACAAATAAACAAGTTCCTCTGATATTACCCATCCTCTGCCCTGTGTATCAGGCGTGGCATCGTTAACCAGTAAGCCCATCGGGTTAAACAACATCTGCGTTTCAGTGTCGTACAGGGCTACACCAATTTCTGTGATGTGTCCTAGTTTCGGGTCAAGCCCTGTTGTTTCTAGGTCGATACCTAACAGGATAGGCATTAGTTCACCACCTCCACTTCAAGCAAAGTGGGCTGTGTAGCCTGTGGCTGGGCAATAGGTTGATTGAGTGGGCTAGTACTGGTATCAACATCGTGTAAACTATCGATAATACGGGGCTGTTCGTCAGGTTCTGCGTAAAACAAGCCAGTATCTGTATCAGCGGTAAGTTTTTTAGGTTCGTCAGCAATTCCTTGGTTATCTAGCGCGATTGCGTTTTGAGTGGTTTTGTCGAGGCTTTCACCAAAAGCGTTATTTGCTTTATTTAACGTTCTAATAATGGCTGTTTTTCTTGCCATTTCATTGTAATGCGTTACCCAGGGGCCAGAAGGCTTAATAGGATTACCTTGGTTATCCTTTTTCCCATCTGCTCCAGATGCCGATTGACTACGAGCTTTCTCAATTTCATCTATATTAATAAATTCCACCAGAGAATAGCCATCTTTGCTTCTGATAACGCAATAAGCACCAATAAGACTGCCTTGGTCTGTTAAAGCCGGTTTATGTACGAATTTAGTTCCTGAATCAGTGTGTTCCAGCTCGAAAAAATCCTTCTCGAAAACACACCGAGCATCAACAAAAGCAATAAACGGATTTTTTGAAGCAAGTTTTTTAAGACCTTGATAACCTATCTGAAATCTAGCGTCGTAACGCTTGTTTTTACTGTTCCATGTTGGTACTAGCCAACACTCTCTATTTACCGGGGAAAAAGCCTTTAAGTCTAATTGTGCAATATAGTTAAAACCCCTAAACAGGCTTTCAGGGTCGCAATCCAACAATTTGGGGTTTTCTTTTATCGCACATACTGCAATAGTTTTAAAAGTTTCGTAATTTGTCGACGATGGCAACAATTTAGTAATTTCAGGTTTTTTTACGTCAATTATCGTGCAAAATGCAGAAACCCTTTTTTTAGGGTCGCTATTTTTATCTGATAAAATAGTAAGCGCGTTTGGTCCTGTTTGTGTACTACTCATATGCGAATATCCTCTTTTCTTTTTGGGAGCTTAAGGTAGGCTGGTAAACTAAGGTAATTTACTATTTCTGGGTAGCAAGGGTATTCCCCTGTTTCTAAGCAAGTTTTGTATTTGTCTATTGCTTGGTCTAGTAAATCTTTTCCCCTTTCTAAAATTTCTTCTTCAACCTGATAAACCATCACGCCGTACGGTGGTGTTTTTTCAACACAGATAAACGCCACGCCTAAGCATTGCTTCCCCGTGGCTCGTTCGTACGCTTCCTTGTAGGTAGCCGCCTGAATATCGTACCCAAGGCTAAAACAATCCTTCTTAAAAGCGTCTTCCCGTGCATCTCTAACAGTTTTTAGGTCAATAATGAAATTCTGATCACTCACCCAATCAAACCGTGAACGCATCGACACGCCCTTATAATCAAAAAAAGCGGATTGTTCTGCCATCCCATTAGAAAGCAACGCAAGGGCTAAGCGATTGTTTCTGACCGCGTCCCTCATGTCTTGCAATTCTTTTAGCTGGGCAGGCGAAACACAGTACTTGTCTTTGTTAAGTTCTGCCCAATCGCTATAGCCCTTATTAGTTGTGCTAATAATTCCGCCTTTTGTGATTTTCCAATCATCAGGAGGAAGCACAAACATATTTTTGTTAGGTTCTAGGACGATACTATGAAACCAAGTGCCAAACTCCATTGCATCCGTTTTTTCTGGTGGGTTTTCTAGCTCCCACTTGAAATGTGCAGGGCTACGCAAAATGTGCTTGAGCTTAGACTGGCTCATTGCAGGGTGGGCATGGTATTCTTCTGCAGAAATGGAAACTAAGCCTTTAACTGGCATCTGTTGCCACCTCCTCCAGCACCTCTATTTTGCCGAGGGTTTTTAATTCTCGGTACTTAATCGCTAAATGTGAACTGTTGCGAGCGTCAAACCGTGTTGGGCTTAATAGTGATTTTCTCATCTGAAAATACGCAGAATGGCTTAGATTATGAGCTTGCATAATGGACTTGTAAGCAAACCCGTTGGCTAAATCTTGAAGCACGGCTTGTTCTAGTTGGGTGATTTTAATTGTTTCCATCTTAATTCTTCTTTCTAAATAAACGGGTTAATTCGTTTTTAATACGGGTGAAAAGCCCTCCTTTGGGCAATTCTGCAAAATAGCACTTGTAAGCATGAGCCACGGCTTCCTGATGATTATTGACTTGGGCTTCAATAATAGAGATTGCCTGTTGTCTGCCATTCATAAACATTGAAAGAACAGAGAAAAACTCAATGCCTTCTTCCATGTTTTCAATTTCCACGCAAAGCGTTGGAACTACTCTTTTTGTTAATTCCAAAGCGGTTAAGGGTGGCAAATTTTGGGACAAATCAGAATAAACCCAAAGAATGGACTCAAAGCCTTGTTCATAATAGTTTTTCACCGTTGGCATATCCGCCCCCTTTCTTCTTTTTGCAATTTTCTAACGGGTGAAAACTGCATAAAAAAGGCTAGCGTTCGGCTAGCCATAAGGGAATAGAGATAACGTGGAATTAGAAACTAGCTTTTTTTAATGAAAACCCTTTCACTGGGAAGTAAAAGGGCAACGTCTGTTTGTTCACCGTGAAGCACGATAGGAGAAAAGCCAAACTCCCATATGCCAACTGGGTACATTGGTGGGCAAGGCTCTGTAAACGCTCGCCAACGAACCTTGCGGAAAACGTGTTTACCCGCTTCGTCTCGGCAAAGGATTTCCATCTTGTTTTTCACTTCGCCCACGGGTAACGTATTGTAAATGCGTGCGTAATTATCAACGTTGTTGTACAGGTCGTTTTTGTCAATGGTGGAAACAACAAGATTATCTTCATCCAGCTGAAATGGGCTATCTGGTTCGCAGGCACACTCATTGTTATCATGGAAAGGACAACAAAATTCGCCATACTCTGGGGGACTTAAAACATACCGTTCTACCTGGGCAACTGTGGCCATGCTAAACCTCCCTGAAAAAGCGTGTATCTACCGTGTTTTTGTAAGGCGTGTGAGTTTGCCATAAATAAGGCAATGGGCAACGGGTTTCTGGTGGTTTTTCATCAGGATTTGCCCCAAACATCCAGTAATACAAAAAAAGCGGTCTGGGATTAAAGGCATCAGCAATAAGTTGTAGGGGTGTTTTATCCATGAACAACCCCTTTCTTCTCAATCACCTTAAATTCATCGACAAACGGATGAGCCTTAAACGTGCGAACATTGGTATAATGCTTAGCCTTGAAACCGTCTATTGCATCATTTACCGTTTTGGCGTGAACATCTGCAATAGTAGTAGTGCCGTTAGTAGTATGGGTTACTTCGTAGGTTTTCATTAGTAACCCCCCATAAATGACCAACCGATAATAAACGTGGCAATGGCGATTAAAATAGCCATGCACAAGCCCTGCCCTACTGTCATTAGTAACCCCCCATAAATGACCAACCGACAATAAACGTGGCAATGGCGATTAAAATAGCCATGTACAAGCCCTGCCCTACTGTCATTGCTTCCGAGAAATCCGTACGAAACTGTGATTTTGCTTTCATGTGGCACCTAAACCAACCAAGAACGTTGCTTGTTCTGGTCGTCTTTCTGTGTTAATTGCCCGAAAACGCTTTTAGCTAAACTATTAAGCGGTGGCAATGGGGAAAATGGGCTAAACGGCTTGCTAGCATCCTTTTTATTCTTTGGAACTGGCGGTTTGGTAACGTGCGGTGTGGGGTTATGCGGTAGTTTCATTCCGTGATTTCCCTTCTTTTTCAATAAGGCCTAATACTTGCTGTATTTTTTCATCAGGCACAAACCATTCCGTTAAGGCAATATTAGTGTAAATGTTACGCAAATTATTTAATGTTAAATGCTTTAATTTAATAATATGACCGTTTTTCCTTATCCATCTGTTATTTTTTAAATGGTGAAGAATGCTTCCTAAACGCTTTCGCAATTTTTTCTTTCTATCAATCGCGTTATCGTAAAACTCTTCTTCACCAGAAGCCCAAACATAACCGTCATAATCAACAACACAACCAGCGTCTCGTAAGGCTTCTTCTTGTTCAAATGCTCCCATCTTGAACCCCCATAACATCTTTAAATAAATTGCTCATTGCCTCATCTGACCACTGCAACGGGTCTTGCAGTTTAATAATTTTGGTTTGCACTTTATCCGAAAAATCTCTACTTTCAAAAGTCTTAAACCCTGTTTCTGAAATGGTTTGCACCACGGTTGTTTTAATCATTGGATACACCTTTACGTTAAGGAAAACAAAAGGGCTTTCGCCCAGTGCCTGCTTTACAGGCGGTTTTCATGGTCTTACCCTCCAAAGAAAACCACGGAATAACATAGCTGTTAAACCGTGGCACTGTTTAAGTTTCGTTATGCAAGGGGTCTATCCCTCCCCTGCCTACAACGCACCGTATGCCCTGTAGGCAAGAGGCAGGGCGTAAACCCTGCAAGCCTCATCCGCTAGCAAACCGTCTCAACATACCAAAGAACAACCAATGATACACTTGCCAGTTCATGCCTATAACGTCTCATAACCGCTATATCACTTCATGTTTACCCTTTTTACTGCGGGATTAAATTATCAAAGAACAAGGCAACACAAATAAACCATGACTTGCACTGTGCAAGCGGTTGTTCATTAGGTTTCTTGCCTCTTTTTAAAACCCCCTGCTGTTAGAAAGGTAAAAAACTAACAGCACGATTAAGCATTCAATAATCGGGGGCTTTAAAAAAAGGTGGGCTTGGGAGAACCCACGATGTAGTGTAGTAAATTGTTAAGTACTGGACTGGGGGAGTGGGTGGCTGAACGTTTTGTTTAGCTCATGTAATTATTATGCACTGAACGTTATGTTCTGTCAATAGTTTTTTTTACAAAAAGTTTTAAATACTTCTTTTGGATGATACTATAGAATGCGAAAGAAGGTGAAAAGTACCGTGTCCTTTGGGTTTCAGCTAAAAACGTTTCTTAATAAAAACAACATGACCCCTACAGGACTTGCTAGAAAAGCAGGCATATTTATCCCACGGCATCCCACGGCATCCCACGGCATCCCACGGCATCCCACGGCATCCCACCAAACCGCCGAAACCCTTTACTGCCAACGGTTTACGGTGTTTTTAGCTAAAATACGCCCATTTTATCAACGTCTGATAATAACTTAACATTGTAACAATTTATTTTTAAAAACCCTTTAAAATCAACGGTTTACGCCGTACTCTACAAATAAATGACAGACAGACTAGCAGTCAAATATGCTATTCTAGGGATGTAAATCTGGTACATTCTTAAAGCCTTCTAATGTTATTTAAATAAAAAAATAAAAAAACGCTTGAGGCTTCGTAGAAGCCGATGGTTCTAAGGCTCTAAAAAATCAGGCGGGAACGCCATATCCTTTTATAGTCAGTACTTTGTATAGTATTAGGCTCTTTTTTTTAAGAACCTTTTTTAAAAGAAAAATTTCTCTCTAAAAAGAAGAAAAAACCTTTTTCCATTAAAAAAACGCCCCGATTAAGAGGCGTTTGTTTAGCTTTTTGGTGTTTCTTCTGGAAAATCCTCTAAAGCCCACTGGTTAACGGCTTCTATTCCGCTCAAGCACTGGTCAATGCGTTTTAAATCATCCACGCTAGGCGATAATAAGGCGATACGTTCGCACAGCAGGGCAAAATCTTTGTTATTGAAAGCGTTAGAAAGCTCATCGGTCATTTGTTTTTGCCGAGTCCTTGGGTTAGTGCCTTTCCAGTTAGTAGCTTGAAATACCATCTTGAAAAATCCTTTCTTGGTGAAGGGGCTAAGCCCCGTGGGTGACTATACTGTTAAGTAGCATATGGGTTGTTTACCTTCCTAGGTTGCGGTTTTTATTAAAAATTTGTCCTAACGCTAACAGAGTGATTATCGGGCTTTACATACATATTATTAAAGGCTATAAAACCATTTTTTAAAGCCCACTTACGAACAAACGCCCGTGCTTTTTTCACGCAATTTGTAGGTATAATGCAAGATGGCATGACATCTTCAAAAGCTGGGGTTTCACCACGCAAACCAAAGCCTGTATTGTCTTTTTCTACTTTATATGTAAAAACATTCATGGTATTATTTACCTTCCTAGGTTGCGGTTGAGAATATCAAACAATAGGTTTTCCCACGCTGTAGGTGTTAGCGTTATTTAGTAGCTTGAAATACCATCGTTGCAGATGATTTTTGAGTATTCTCCCAACTGATTAACTCTTTTTCAGCTCTTTTTTTGTAATTGTGGAGCAAAAGCCCCTGTTTTTAAAACGATACAGCTTCTTGTTGTGCAATAACTTCATCATCTTGAGCTAAGAACACGGTAACAGTACCAGCTTCTTCTACTGCGTTGTGTGTGTAGTTTTCAAAAGCCTGTTGAGCTTCTTCTAGTTTTTGAAACTCACCAGTGTTTTCATTTTCTAAACCAGTCCAATCGCCTTCATTTTGAGCAACTGCGTAAACTGTAAAAGTAGTAGTGGTCATTGTGATAATCTCCTTTTTAATTTGTCTCGGGGGAACCGCTCCCTCAAGCTCATGTAATTATATTAACATATGTATATGTATATTGCAATAGGTTACTTAACATTTCGTTACAATATCCATTAAACGAATGACCCATTGACAAAAATAAACAAGCAAGCCACAATTAAAGTAAGGGAATAGAGCCACTTTACGGAGGGTTCTATTATGATTATTGAATGGACACCACAGGCCAAAGAATGTTTAGCGGTACAATATAATTGCTACAGCTGTAGCCTTGGTGCGATTGGCATTAGTAAGCCAAGGTGCAGAGTGCATCATGTTGTTAAATACATGGTCTTAAATGGCAAGTTGCCTAGTGATGACAGGGTCATAAGGCTTTCAAAACTTCTCGGGAAAATTGTTGACGATTTGAAAAAACTACCGCTTGATATTGTTGCTGAAAAGCACGGCAAAAAAGCGGATGACTTATTGCGTGCGATAACGGCATGGGCGAATGGTAGGAATTTAAGCAAGCGTGAAGCGTTGGAATTGTTAAAACTACCTGTGAAGCGATTTAACGCTGAATGGCTTGGGCGGTAGAGTGGTTAAAATGATTGGAACACCTAAAGACAGGAGGCACAAAATGGGATACCAGCATAAAGTAACGCCAGAAAATAAAGCAAAGGTATTGGAATTGCTTGTTCAGTCGCTTTCTACAAGAGAGATTTCTGCCAGAACTGGCGTTCCTGAATCAACAATTTATTTTTGGATTGCGTCAGATGAAGAATTTGCATCGGCTTGGAAGCCTCAAATAATTGCGAATCATTTAAAAGCAGTGTCTGATAATATCCGTGAAACCGAAGAACTTAAAAAGCAGATTGATGGCTATATGACGGGCGACGGCGACAAGAAGCCTGATGCGTCAATGGCACCGCTTCTGGCAATTAAAGCAAAGATGTTAAGTCAAGGGCATTTGGCAAGTATGGGCGTGTTGGGCAAGATTGCCAAGGGTTGGACTGAAAAGCTAGAAACCAACAACAAAACCGAATTATCTGGCGGTTTAAGCGTGTCCGACGTGGCTAAAATGGATGATGGGGCTTTGCATGACACAATCCGAACACTTACGCAACAGGGCTAGGTTACTGCTTGGGGCTAAAAGCAACAGAGACGCTCAACTGGCGTTGATGGAGCTATGCCGTCGGGACTTCTGCTACTGGGTGAACAACTTCGTGATGACATTTAACCCCCGATTGCAAGGGGCTGAATGCCACATACCGATGGTTTTGTATCCCTTTCAAGCAAACGGGGCAAAACTGATACTAGAATCCATGGGGCGGGGCGAGGATTTGTTGATTGAAAAAAGTCGAGACATGGGGGCTAGCTGGCTGATTGTTGCGATATTCACCTGGTGCTGGCTTTTTCAGGATGGGGTAAAATTCCACATCGGAAGCCGTAAAGAAGATTTGGTGGATAAAATCGGCGATATGGACACTCTGATTGAGAAGGTTCGCTACATCCTGCGATGGTTGCCTCCGTGGATGCTTCCCGATGGGTTCAAGGCAAGCCAGCACGCTAGCTTTATGAGGATTCTTAACCCTGCCAACGGTAACGCCATAACAGGCGAATCTAGCAATGCTGGGTTTGCTAGGGGCGGTAGGAGCAAGGCGATACTGTTCGATGAATTTGCGTTCTGGGATAACGACAATTCCGCGTGGGTATCGGCTGGGCATTCAACAAATACACGAATAGCCATTAGCACGCCAAACGGTAAAGCCAACACGTTTGCAAAGCTAGCCCTTGATTACGGCAATCCTAACATTGAGCGGGTAAACGTTACTAACGAGCCTGTTGAGTATCAGGACAAAAGCCGTAAAATGCGGATACTGCGGTTTCACTGGGCGAATCACCCTGATAAAGACCAAGAGTGGTATGATTACCAGTGCCGTAAAGAATCGCCAGATGCTGTGGCTAGGGAGATTGACATTAACTATAACCTATCCGTGGGCAACGTGGTGTTTAAGGGCTTTAATCCCGTGTTGCACGTTGATGAAACGCCATTAGAGAAGGTGTTGGCTAAGTTCACTACGGAAGAAAAGCTGATTAGGGCGTTCGACTTTGGGCGTACCTGCTGTGTGCTGTTTAGCACCATGGATACCATGGGGCGGTTGTACGTGCTAAAAGAGATAATCATCACCGCATCGGACACGCAAACGCTGGCAAAGGTAACCAAGCAATGGATGGAAAACGTTAAGTACGGCATTGTAAAAGACACCTGCGACCCGTCGGGCGTTACTAAAAACTACAATGACGAAAAAGCCCCTACGGCTATTGAAGTGCTACAAACACACGGCTTTAATCCGCAATTTGACAAGATTGTAGACGTTCGGGATAGGGTAACCAACGGCGTAGAGCTATTACAAAGCCTATTAGCTCAAATGATAGGCGGGCAACCAGTGATTAAAATAAATGCTGAAGGGTGCCCAACGTTGATTGATGCGTTCCAAAGTGGGTACGCCTACAAGGTGGATAGAAACGGCGAAGTGCTAGACACAATTAACGAAATGCACCCATACGAAGATGTGATGGATTGCTTGCGATATCAGGCGATGCAGTTCATGGGCGTATCAACGAAGCCCGTAAAGAGAGTGGCTACAATTAAGCCATGGGAACATCGTTGATAAGGATTAAAGCCATATGATGGAAAAAGAGCTAGTCATTCAAGAGCAAGAGCCTGTTACGCTTAAAGAGAGCCAGTACTGCGAGGTTGCCAAGTGGGTAGAGGCACGCCGTAAAAAAAGCGAAGCCGACCGTAAAGAGATGATTGAGCTAGGGCAACGGTGCGAGGATGCTTACAATTGCAAGCCGTTTTTTGATGATAAGCACCGGCGTAGCGTTTATGAGGACTTGTACTATCCGCCATACGCCACCGAAGCGATAGATTCTGCAATAGCCCACTTGCAACCCACGATGATTCCACGAGACGACAAGTGGTTTATTTTGCAAAGCCGTGAAGCGGAAGACCAAGACACGTTGGACGAGCCGGCGGAATGGCTACAGTACTGCTTCGACGTGGACAATTTCACGCAAAAATTTACGGATTGGTTAAAAATACGGCTAAACTGGGGTTCGGCAGGCTTTAAAGTAACCATGAAAGAAGAATATAGCACGGCGATTGGTGATATAGAACCGTCATTAACGTTTTACAGTCCTTCGTTTTCCATCATTCACCCAAAAGATTTATTTGTTTACCCCGTTCATGGGCAAGAAAAGCACAAAACCTACATTCACCGCACCAGCCACACGTTGGGCGATTTGCTGAATTTTAACATTGACGAAGAACAAGGGTACTTTGTCTCAAACGACTACCGAAAGTGGTTATTAGAAGAACAAGAGAAAAAAGACGATGGCACGCATACCGTGTATACGATGGATGAGGCATGGATTCCTGAAATGCGGTTGCCCGATGGCACAATGTTCCAAAATGTCGTGGCAACGGTGGTGCAAGGTAAGTATTTAATCCGATTTGCGAACAATGACTACCCAAACGGTAAAACGCCGTTCCTTTGGGATAATGGCGATATGGATACATACGGCTATCCGTTTTTTGCTAAGGCGTTAGATTTAGCCGAAGCGGCCACTGGGCTGTTTAATGATTCCTTGCAAGCGGTACGGCTTGGGGTATCTCCGATAAGCACTTATTTGGTTGCAGATGATGTGTTCGACCCTGAAAACGTACAGATGACTGCTGGTGCGTTGATACCTGTTGAAAGTCATAACACGCTAAACCAGTTAGTTATTGATTTACGGAACGCCACCACGGCGTTTGAAGCAATGGGGCTGATTCAAACACAAATTGAGAGCATTACGGTGCCAAAGATTATTAAAGCTGGGTTGGGGGCGGATGACAATCAAACGGCAACGGCAAGCAATCATCAACAAGCCAACGCTACTAGCCGTTTACGAATGCTGGCTTACGGGATTAACAACGCGATTCTAAAGCCTGCGGTTGAAATGGCGTACGATTTAAGCCATGCAATAGCGATTCAAGAGCGAGATACCTACGGCATTGAAAGGGTGTTGGAGGATAAGAACACCTTTTTAAACCGTATGTTATCTGTTACAGGGGGCTATCAGTTAAGCCCTGAAGAGCTACAAGAGACGCTGGAGTCCTTAAAGCCTTCGAGAGCCTTAAACATCAGTGTTATTGGGTATGAAAACATCATTCAACGGCAACAGCAATTACAGGCAATTCAAGGGCTTTCGCCATTCTTGCAAGACCCCGAAGTAAAAGCGATGTACAACTTGCGGAACTTGGCAAAACAGTGGGCGGTGGCAAGCAATTTGGATGCAGATTTTATTTTGAAATCCCAAGAAGTGATTGATTCTGAAAAAGCCCAAGCCCAACAGGCACAACAGCAACAGCAAGATATGGTGATGCAAGACGCACAGCTAAAAGCACAGCTAGAGGTGGAAAAACTTAAGTTAGAAGCCCAGAAAGCACAAGCGGAAGTGGAGCTTCGTAAAGCTGATTTGGCATTAAAAAACGCTGAAATTGAGCTAAAACACTTAGAGTTTGAGCATCGCTCCAAGACGGAAGAGTCTCAAGCCCATGAGGCTAAAAAGGGCGATAAGAAAGAGGATAAAACCCAAAATGAAGAAGATTAGTCCTGAAAATATCCACACGTTGAGCCAATTTTTAAAAACGCCTGCGTGGGCGGAGCTTAAACAGGCCGTGGTTGACCACAAAGAAAAGCGAGTGGCGAATTTGTTAAGCATGGATTTGTCAGATGCCAACAAGCTGGCGTTAGAAGCAAGTAAATTAAAGGGTTTTGCAGAGTGTTTACAATACATTCATACGGTCATTAGCCTTGAGGAGAAAAAGAACAATGAGTAAAGCAGAGCAAAAACAAGCAGAAGCCAAAGCGGGTGAAAAACAAGATGATGCACAGTTGCTTATACCTTCCGAAAAACCACAGGTAGAAAAAAATGGTGAAAAACAAGGCGTTGCTCCTGATTCATCTGGAATAGAAGCTGTAAACAAATACATCATTCACTTAGAAGATGCCTCTGGCAATTCGCTAGGGTCTTTATTGCATGAAACAGAACTAGACAATGAAGCCGTAAGAGCTTGGTTTGAAAGCGAAGAGTCGTTAGGGTTGGCATTAAACAACCAGTTTACCGGTGGTAAAGATATGAACTTAGACGGCTTTGCAAAACCGTTGCGTGTCATCAATATTGAAAAATTGTAAGGGGTTAAAGCATGAGTGAATTTGAAAATGCTTCCATTGAACAAGAAACCACTGTAGAAACATCTGGGAATGAAGAGGCGGAAACGCTATTTGCTTCGCTGTTTCCGTCAAGTGTTCAAGAGTCGAACACCGAAGAACCAGAAGAATCGGGTAGCACAGAAGCTGACAACGAAGCAGAAACGACGATTGAAGGCGTTGAGGATGCTTCTGGCTTGCCTGCTGAAAAAGACGTATACCAAGAGCTGGCAGAGTTAAGGCAGTTATTTTTTGCTCAAAACCCTCAAGCACAAGCACAGTATTTAGCTAGCCAGTACGGCATTGCTCCTGCTAACCTACAGGTGCCACAAGTTCAAGCACAAGCCCCTGTTGCCACCGTGCCACAAGCACAAGTGCCAGATGATGCGTTTAGCGTTGAAAGTTTAGCTAAAGAGTTGGGCTATAACGTTGAAGATTTGGACGAAGACACGGTTCAAGGGTTAGAAGTCCAAAGTGCCATGATGCAAAAGGTAGTAAACGTAGTAAACAGTGCGTTAAATGATGCATTAAAACCGTTTTTTGATGAGGTTTTAATCCCACAACGGGCGGAATTAGAGCAATTAAAAGCACAGCAAATTGAGCAAGCCCAACAGGCCGTTATTGCCAATACGTTTGCTTCTCTTAGCTCGCAAATTCCGGTCATTTCTCAAATAGCCATTAAAGCTGGTAAAAACAAACAATTAAGCAACAATGAATTGGCTTATTTAGACCAAATTCACCCGATTATCGAGCTTCAGAAACACCAATTCGTGCAAGGCGTGCTAGCCCAAGGGTATTCACAGGCACAATTAAACGATTTATGGAAAAGTCCGCAGTTTGCTAAGCAAGCAGAGCAGACTATTTCAAAAAATGTAGCTGGGATTGCTGAAACCCTAGCCTTTGGGCTAGGGTTGACGGCAGGCAAAACGTCTATTAAAGGGGTAGTGAAGAGTGTAGCCCCAACCGCAGTTAGTACACCATCTAGCAACAAGTATTCTGTTAATGATGCTTTGAAAACAGGTAATGCTTTGGATGTGACGATGGCAATCTTAGGTAATATTAAAAAATGATGATGAGTGCAACCATTGATTTTGGAACCGTTATTTCTACAGGGTCAGCCCTTGCAGATGTATCCCCTATCTTAAAAGTAGCAGGTGAAAGAGACCTATTACTTTTAAATAAATTCATGAGAAATTCTGTTTTAGCAACCCATGTTAAGCATGAATGGGTAGATGTTTCATTAAAAACGTACAGAACTTTTTTAAATGCGAACATTACCAACTCTGCTACTAGCATTGTGTTGAAAAATGGCACGTTGAACCCTGTTAACATTTTCCCCAACGAAACACGGTTGCGTATCGGCAACGAAGTTATGTTGGTAACAGCTAAAACGGCGGAAACTACCACAACTAGCACTTGGACGGTAACTCGTGGTATCGCTGGTACAACTGGTACTGCTGCTTCTGCTAACGCTCAAGTCTTTATCCTTGGTTCTAAATTAACCGAAGGTCAAGACATGACTGGCGATAGAAAAACGCTGGGTGTTCGCAAAGACAACATGGTGCAAATCTATGGTGCTTCTTTGCGTAACACGTTTACTGCTGAAAATGCAAAAACCGTTGGCATGGAAAACCAGTTGGCAAAACAAATCGCTTATGAGATGGCTAACATCAAAAAAGAGATGCAAACGGATTTCTTTTACGGTCAAAAGTACACCGATGCTAACTACAACGAGCGTTATATGGGCGGTTTGCTTTGGTACGCTCAAGCAGAAGGCAAAACGGTTGATGCTGGAGGGGTAGCCATTACAGAGGCACTGCTTGAAGAAGAGTTTATCAAATACTACGATAACTCTGGTAGCAGAGACCACTTAATGATTATTACTTCTCCACGTCAGCAACGCCGTTTAAACGCTTTAAAAGGTGCTTTGGTTACTGGTGGTGGCATGGGAAACAACGAAACCACTGTTAATAAATACCTAAAAACTTATGAGTTTGGCGGTGGTTTAGGTGCGGATGTGTTCTTTAGTGGATGTATCGGCGATGGCGATATGTTCTTTGTGGATACGTCTAAACTTGATTTTGGTTGCTACACTAACTCGCAGTTAAAACTTTATGATAACGCCATGACTGGCTTAGCCAAAAAAGTGTTTATCGCCGGTGAATACACTGCTGAATTTAGAAACGTAAAAGAAACTGTTTCTGTTCTGCAGAACTTAGCAGTTTAGTTAATGATAACAACGCAGGGCTTAACCGCCTTGCGTTGCTTTTTAGGGGCTTGTAATGGCAACATTTTTGCAAATAGTACAATCCGTTTGCCGTGAGTTCGGGTATTCAATTCCTACCACGGTAGCCAATCAATCAGACGACACCATTTTAAGGGTCATGGAAAGCGTTAATACTTGCTACGGTGAGTTGTTAATGCTTTTAGACGCATCTAACCCACTAGGGCAATTTGAAACCACGGTAACGCTGTTAGCCAATAGCGATAGTGTTTCAATTCCAACAACATTACGCCGTGTAGATTCGGTGATGGATGAAGACGGCAGGCAATTAACGGTTTTACCTTGGAAAGAGTTTTTAGAGCTAAAAAACCAGTTGTTGTTTTTAGATCCGATTAACACTATCGGCTATGCCTCTTTGTTTGGTAGCAAGATTTATTTTTTTAACGTCAATAGTTCTAACACAACAATTACCATTAGGGGCATTAGAGACCTATCAAGCATGACCATTGATAGTAGCGAGCCAATTTTACCAGATGAGTGCCAAAACGTGCTAATAGACATGGCAAAGGCTCGGGAGTCTACCTATATTGGGAAAAGCCCTGAAATATACATCGCACGGGCGGAAAAAGGGGTTCAATTAGTTAAGGGTAAATTCAATCGTCATCATGGCGAACCGTTACGGATGCGTCGGGCGGATGATGTACGGCGTTCAAATTCAGTGAGATGGTGGGTTGTAAGTGATGCCTAAAATTATTTACCAAGATTTTAGCGGAGGGGTAAATACTAAGCTCCCTTTACTGATTACACAGGATGTATTACTTGCTCAAGAGGCAAGTAATTTTTTTCTAACAGAAGCAGGCTTGGAAAAAATGGGCGGGTATTTTTCCGTTTTAACCACGGCAATAGGGGCTGAAATAGAAGGGATGTTTCGGTTTTTTACCGCAACAGGCGAAGAATTGATTATTTGTGCAGGCGGTAAGGTTTACCGATTGAATGGGGCAACTGTAACACAACTATACACAGGTGCAACAGCGGGCGGATGGTACACAGGGGCGTTGTACGCTGGTAATTTAGTGCTTTGCAATGGGAAAGACTTACCGCTTGTTTACAACGGTACTACGGTAGTTGTGGCAACGGTGGTAGACCCTAGCAACTTGGTAACCAACGTTAAACCGCAGTATGTGGCGACTTATGCAGGGCGGTTGTTTTACGGGTGGAGTGCCAACGCAAAAAACACGATTTGGACACCAACCCCGAACACTTTTTTTGATTTTAGCGGTACAACGTTTGATATTTTAGTGGTGGATGGCAACGGTGAAATAACAGGGCTATTGCCTTACTTCAACCAAGCGTTAGCCATTTACAAAACAGGGTGCGTTAGAACCTTAACAGGGAGCGTGCCGTTTAACCTTGGCGGTGATTATTTTAGAATTTCCCCCGTTTTGGATAACGCAGGGTGTATTAGCCCTAAAACGCTTACGGCGGTAGATAATACCCACTGGTTTTTAAGCATTGGTGGCGTTATTAAATTGCAACCAAACAACACCAGTGCGGATGTAGATGTGTTAAGACCGAGTTATGCGGTACAACCCTTGTTTGAAAGCATGAATATGGATGGTGTTGTATTAAAGCGGAACATTGCCTATTATGATGAGAAACGAGGGCAGTTTGTGATTGGCTTGTGCCTTAACGCCGATACCACGGTAACCGACTGGTTGCAGATTGATACTATTAAAGGGGCTTGTCAATTCAGGCGTAACTTTGGCAAGCCTACCGCTTTTTGCGTTGCTTATAATAGCCTGTTTCACGGTACTAGCACGGGGCAGATTTATAGGCATAATACACAGCCATACGCTAACGGTTTAAGCTACGAATCAAAATGGGAAAGCAAGTTTATTGCCCACGGCTCATTGATGCATTCAAAACAGTACAAAGGTGGAGCATTGACAATAGAAGCAAAGGGTTCTGGCAATATTTTTGTTGATATCATCATTAAAAACGATGCTACCGAGACGACTAAAACCTACAAGGTGTCTTTTAGTGATGGCGATTCGCTGATTTGGGGTGTTGGGCGATGGGGTCAAAAAAAATGGGGTTCTCAAAAGCTAAACATTAGACCGTTGAACGGGTTGGGTATAGGGAAAGCAATAAAACTACGGATTAGGTCATCAGACCCATTGTCTAGCCTAAAAATAGGGGCATTCGAGTTAGATTTTGATTATTTAGGAGACCGCCCGGTATGATGACCGCTTACACGATACGCCCGATGGATTGGTTTAACCCTGATGATATACGGTTTTGCATTCATTTATCTATAGCCCATAAAGAACGGTTAATTTGGGATGGGATACCAAGCGTTGAAGCGTTTTTGACGCTGTTAAAAGAGGATGGTAACAGCTTTATTGTGCTTCGGGATGGCGTGTATGTTGGCGGTTTTTGGCTTGATTATGAGTACGGCGACGTTGCAAAGTTACATTTTGCCTTTGTGGGTACTGGGATACGCTCCCTTAAAGGGGTGGTTGCTTACTGCTTTGAGGCATTGAGACTGCGTAAAATAGAGGTATATCTTTTGTTAAACGAGCTAAAAACAGCTAAAAAAATGCACCTTGTGGAAAAGATACTAAAAGAGCAATTAGGCTTCCGCAAGCAAGGCATAAAGATGGCTCATTTAATGAAAGATGGCAAGCCAATAGATTTGTTAGATTTAGCACTGGTAAGGAGTTAAGACGATGGGTAAAAAGAAACAACCACCAGCCCCTACGCCACAAAGTAGCTACACGTACCAAGATGGCGTGTTGACTGGGCAAAATGTGTACGATGCAGGGCGACAGGCTTACATTAATAGCACCTTTTCAACCCCTGCTCAAAAAGCGTTTACCGACATGGGCAACCAACAAATACCGCAATTATTAGCAAAGATACAACAAGCGTACAACCCTTCTCAAGCGGAACAACAGCAGTATTTTAACGATTATGTAGACCCGCAATTAAGGGATGTTAACAAAAGTTTTGACCAACAAACCGCTAGTGCGAACCAAGGAGCTATTGCTAACGGTATTGGTAATAGTGCTGGGTTTTCTCGGTTTTTGGCTAACGATATTATGGGCGAGCGGGCTAAAACGATTGCTGACATCAACCGACAAGGGCGTTTGGCACAATATGACCTTGGGGCTTTGCGTGCAAGGCAGTACGAACCATTGCTTAATCTGCTTACAGGTAGGCAGGATGTAGGGCTTCAACAGGCGAATCAGCTAGGACAGTTGAATGCTGGGTATAGTGGCAATTTAAACAGCTTGCTTAATAGTCAGTATCAAGCCCAATTGGCAAAAAAAGCCCAAGACAGTGCGGCCACTAAAGCAATGTGGGGGCAAATTATTGGTGGTGCCTTAGGAGGTGCAAAATAATGGCTAACAAGTTTCAGGCATTACTAGCGTTGCTAGGCAAAAACAAGCAAGCTCAAGGGCAACAAACACCTGTTAATTCACAATACCAAGGGCTTGCTCAAATGTTGCCACAATTGCAAGATGGGCTTGCTGGGCAATTACCAAGGTTTGATAGCAACGCATTGGCACAACGGAATGGCACGGTAAATTTGGGGCAAGGAGGCATGAATCCCAATAGCACTGTTTCATTGAATCAAGGGGGAATAAACCCTCAAACACACCCTTTATTGGCTGGCATTAAACAAGGGGCGAACAAAGCCAAGCATTACTTGCTAGACCCTGTTTATAACACCCCTACTGGCGACGCTACCATTGATGCAACAGACCCTAATAAATTTACCGATAGCCGACTGGGGCGATATGGTGCTTTAGCATTACTAACTGGTGCTGGGTTTGCTACTGGACAGCCTGCTTTAGGTGCTATTGCTGGTGCTAAAATGGTTGGCGGTATGCGTCAAAACGATTTAAAAGAATACCAAGCACGGCTTGGGAAAAAGGCAACGGCGGATGTTTATAGGCAAGCGGGTATTCAATATAACCCATTACTTGATGAAAAAGACCAAAGCAAGCTAACTGATTTACAGATTAAGAACAAAGAACGTCTTGCTGGGCTTAGGTTGCTTGCCAATCCCAACGCCACAGCTCAATACGCAAGTAATGGGCAACAAAAAATAGTAGACCCTGCAACAGGGCAAGTTACCTATACTGCTGGTGTTGAGGCGACCGACCCTTATGCTATACTTGCAGACCCTTCTTTGTTAGCTGGGAAGCAACAAAGGGAACAGCAAAAACAAAACCAAAAAGCCCAACAGGCATTGGCGAAAGAGCGGATAAACGTAACAAAAGATTACCATAATCAACAACTGTTACTTGGTAATAAAAGGCTTGGGTTGTCTCAAGCTCAAATGGCACAACAAGAGCGTCATTTCCAGCAGACCTTTGGTTTATCGGTTGCAAAATTTGAAGAAGCTAAAAAGCGGGCTAAAGAAGGAAACCCACGGGCGTTGTCTGAAAGAGAGCGATTGCTTAAAGAGGGTGTCATTACAGAGCAACAATACGTTAATGCTGTTATGGGCAACCCTAAAGACCGTCGAGGTAGACCCATAAACGTACCTATTCAGCCTAGAAACGCCACGCCAAACCGTACCCCACAAGGTGGTTATCAAACATCGGCTGGCACGTTGCCTGCTATCAATATAACCCTTGGAAGGTAGCACAATGGCACAACAAGACCCTACGCTTATGAATGCAACCCCAAGCAAAAAGGCGTTGCTAGATAGTATTAACACGCAAATTAAGGCTCAAACAGCAAACAAGTACGGTTATTCTCCTTACCAATCAGTGGGGAGCTTGCCTGCTCAAGAACAAGATGCTATCTTGGGCGATATAGCGAATCAGATAACCTTGCAAGGGAAGTTGACCATTGGGAAAGGCGACCTTAAACAGTTGCCAGTGTTCAATGCTCCGACTATTTCAGCCCGAAAGCCTTCATTTCTTGAGGGTTTGGCAGATATTGGGGCTAATTTAGGCGAAGGGATACTACAAGGTGCCACAGGGCGTGCAACAGATTATTACGGCAATGATTTGCACGATACGTTTGGCATTGCAGGAAACCCTAACAACCAATGGGTGCGGAACATTACGGCAATACCTACAGGCTTAGCGGTTGGGGCTGGGCTAACTTTGGCGAACCCTTTGCTGGGTGCTGGGTGGTTTGGTGCAACTAGTGCCAACCAAGCGGTAGAAGGCAACCAACAGGCAGAACTTGGAGCGTTAGCAGAGGGCAATATTGCACAAGCCCAACAATTAAAAGGTTTAAGGGGTGTTTCCGCGGGATTAGCAGGATTAGCAGGGGGTGCAACCTCTTTTTTGCCCGCAACCCTTGGGCGTGGCTTGTTAAACAAAACGTTAACAGGGGCTGGTTTGGGCTATACGCAAGATGCAATTAATGAAAAAGCCTTGGAATACGCTACAACAGGTACGGCTACGGCTGGTTTGCCATCCGTCGGGCTTGGTACTGTATTTGGTGCTGGTTTTCCACTGGCTGGTGCTGGGCTTAAAAAACTAGCTGGCAAGCGTGCCAAGATAACCGAAGCCCAAAGCCAGAAACAAGCCGTTGAAGCGTTGCAAAATGAGGCTGATAATGCCCCACTACCAAGCCAACGTAACCGTGCTAGGGCTACATTGCGTAGAATAAATACGGAACTACCCGTACAGCAACCGATAAGCACTAGAAAGCCTTTTAAAACGGCCATAGAAACGCCACAGGCTAAACCAGTTGCTCAAAAGCCTGTAGCGGTTGTCCCTGTTAAGAAAAAGATTAAACCGCCGTTTCAGTTGCCTACAAAAGTAGTGGGTGGCTTTAAAAAGAAGGTGGTAAATCCTACGGAAGTTCCTCGTAACATTCCTGATAACGTTCCTGTTTCTGCGGAAGTTGCGAAACCTGCGGTTGTGGATGTTTCCAAAACAGAAACGACCACTGGAAAAAAAACTAGAACAGATGTTTTAAAGGCATCTTTAGAAAGAAAAGAAGCTAAGTTAAACGATTTGTTTGAAAATCAGTTTTCTCATTGGAAAAAAACCAATGGGCAACCCATGAACGATAAGAGAAACGGGGCATCCCATTTTAAAAAGTCAGATAAAAACGATGATGCTATTAGAAGCCAATTAGCAGAAATTGAAAAAACCAAAAAAGCTATTGAAAAAGAAGCAGTAAAAGTAGAGCAGTCTGAAAGGGTTAAAAATAGCTTGCCTTCTTCTATTGTTGAGCTATTGGACTCTGGGAAAATAACGCAATGGCGGAAGTTTCCCGATACTTTTTTTGTTAAGGGTGTTGATAAAGGACGGTTTCAGTATAAGGATGGAGTTCTCTCTAATAGATATTATAGAGACATTCCTACACAAGAGCAAAAAGCTATTTTCAAAGACCTATACAACAGTTTAAATGGCAAAATAGAACAAAGTAAAACAGAAGCCCCAACTACTAAGGAAGGCTTGGCAACTGAACCAACTAGTGCAAAAATTGCACAGGTTGAAACCCCCACTAAAACCACGGGTAAAAAAGCCAAAGCAGAACCGATTAAACCCAAGGTAGTAGAAACACGTCCAAAGGCGTTAAAACTAAACCATGATGATGTGGATTTTTGGGTTCAAAAGAAATGGATGCGAGCCGATGGGACGCTTACAGCATCAGGCGTAAAATCGTTTGAGGAAGCAAGGGCTAAAAAACAGTTTTTTGACTCACCAGAGGGTAAGCAGGCTATAGAAAACAAACAAAAGCGGATTGATGGAACGATACAATGGGCGTTAGATAAAACGCTTGAAGACCCTAGCAAGAACGGTATGTTTAAAACAAGTGGTGCAAGTAAAGTAGGCGAAACATTAGCCAAGCTAGCTGAAAGCAAGGGAGATTTTTCCTTTGAGAATATGCGTAAACATCACTATCTTACAGGTGAAACTGCTACGCATACATGGGAGCTTGAGCATTCCAAGGGGTATAACCCCGATACGTCTTATGATGATGTGGGCAGTGTAACGTTGCGGTTTAAAGAGAAGCCACCAGACACCAAAGTTGAGCCAATACCTGTAAAAGCCAAAAACCATCCCCCCGAAGTGGAAGGGCTGAAAAATGGCGATAAAGCCCCTCCTATGAAAGAGGGTGAAAGCTTTGATGACTACAGGGCTAGGCTTGAAAAGCAATTACCTGATGGCTGGGGCTTGCGTAAAGCCTCTCTTGATGCTGGCGTGGTTTCTCTTTACGAAAAAACAAGCAAAAAACGTGCGAGTGCGGAAGGGCAAGCGGATATTGAGAAGGTTATAGGCAGACCGCTAGATGAGGCTTCACAGGATGATTTACTTAAAGCATCTAAGCATTTTATGGAAAAAGCAACCACTGACGAAAGCCCTGCAATTACTAAGGCTAATGAGCTAATTAAGAAAAAAGCGAATGATGCCATTTTAGAGGCTGATGCTAGAGGCGAAGATACTAGTGTTTTAAGACAAGCTGAAGCCAACGCTATTGCTGGCCTAGATACATTAACCGAAAAAGGGCAAATAATATCCGTTAAAGATGCCCCTACGGAATATGAACTGGCTATTAAGCGGTTAAAACAGGATGGTAATATTGATGTTGCAAAGGTAAAAGCCGAAGCGGATGCGGTTATAAAAGCTATTGAGGATGTGGAAATACCTGTTAAGGCTATAAACAAAGGCACTAGGGATATTGGCACCCAACTGCAAGATTTAAAAGCCTCACAAGGCACACAAGTTTATACGCCAGATGATATACGCCGTGGTGTGGATGTTATCGGTAGCCATGATAGTTTTTTAGCCCAAGACACACTGGAAGCCTTAGGGTATCCGTTGAAATTTTCTAAAAACCGCAAAGACCCAAACAGTAGTGGGTGGAGTACGGTTATTGGCGGTAAAAAAATTGAGCTTTACCCGGGTGATTCACTTGGTGGATTATTGCGTAGGAATAAAATATCGCTTAACACGCTTGAAAAAGGGTTGATTAACAAAAAATACGGCGATGTGGTTAAAAGATTGGTTGATGATTTAGATCCAAACGACCTAACCTTAAATGAAACAGAGGCACGGCAAAAACTAACGGATTATTACGACAATCTGCCAAAAGATGGCGGGTTATTAACAAGCCGTGAAGCAGAGGCATTTTCTTTGCTAGATAATGCTAAAACGCCAGAAGAATTAAACGCCGTTGAACGGTATGTTTCAGAAAATGAAAACGATTATCAAGATGGTTTCCATGAGGAGTTTTACAGCCAGTGGAATGAAAAACATAAAGCCCTTGAAGACGGTTATAAAGCTGGTATTGAAAACCGTGTAGCCAAAGCTGATGAAACACGGCAATTAAAGGCTACGGAAGAATTGAAAGTGCTTAGAAAACAACTTGAAACCGAAACAAACAAAGTGCTTAAGCTAGAAAAAGAATTGGCTTTAATTAGCCCAGCGGTACGGCTTGAGCGTAAACTTCAAACCGATGTGTTAAAAGATGCCAGAAAAGTAGCTAAGCGGTTAAAAGGTGGGTATGAAAGCGGTAAAATAGACGATGCCGAATTTACGCGTATTGTTGAAGGGTTATCGCCAGAAGCACGAGAGGCTTTAGCAGAGGAGTTTAGTTGCTAATGAGAGACCATTTTTGCACACCAAAAGCATTGCTTGAGGCATTAAAAAAATCTACACTAGAAGGCGAAGAACCCGATAGCACTATTTTAGAACTTGCAAAAAAAGCCCCAACTAAAACAGGTGCTAAAAAAAAGGCGTTAGGGGATTTGCAGGAACAAATATACGCTAAACAGAATGAGTTAAATACATTAACAACCATAAAAACTTATGTAAACGCCTCTGAAAAAGCAAAACAAGAAGCCAGCCCTATTGATGCCAAAACAGCAGAAGACTACATTCGTAGAATTAAAGAAAAACAAGCCAAAAAAGAACTATTAAATCCTAAAGAGAAAGAACTTTTAGAACTTAACGGTAAAATTATGGGTATGAAACTACAAATATCCAATGCTTTATCTGAAACAAAAAAAGCGACCCTTGAAAAGCGTCGATTTGATTTTGAGGCTGACGCTAAACGCCGTGTAAAGCTATCTGACCAAACACAAAAAAAGCTGGAAGCATTACAAGCTGGCGGTAAAGAATTAACCGATGCAGAGGTTTACGGTTCTTTGCTATTTGATGCACGCAAAAAGAATGATGCTGAACGGCTAAAAGAAGTGCGGAAAGAGGTTAAAGACCTTAAAGCACAACAAGCTAAGGTGTTAAACGAGAAAAAAGACGCATTGCTAGAGAAGCTGAAAAAAGACCCTGCTTCTATTACGAATGAGGAGCTTTCTATTCTTGAAACAAACGCCGAAAAAAAGGTGCGGTTGGATATAGAAAAAGCCCAACGGGAACAAGAAAAAGCCAACAAAAAAATACAGAAACAACTGGATACCCTAGAGGCAAAAAACAGCTTGTTAGAAGCATTGAAAAATGGCGATAAAGAAAGCTATTTAAACGATTTACAGAAAAAACGCTTTGATGCCATTCTCAAAAAAGAAAACAAAACAGATCTTGAAAAACAACTGTTGGCGGCTTCAAAAGACCTAACCAAAGAAAAAGCGAGAATTAAACAAGAACACGCTAACATTGTGTTTGATGCATTAAGCAACAAAGAAAACCTAACAGATGATGAGCAAACCGTTTTAAACGCCATTATAAGTAAACACAAACAAGAATTAGCTGACAAACTGGATACCTACACTAACATTGAAACAACACAAAAGAAACGGCTTGAAGCCCTCAATAAGCCTATCAAAACAAACCCTCCTGAAATTGAAGCCCAAAAAAAACGGGTGAAAGACCTTAATGCCGACCTGCGGAACGTGTTTACTGATAGCTACCTGCGTGTTTCCAAAGCGGATGCGGAAGCTAACGGTAAACAGGCCTTGGTTGAAGCCTATAAAAAAGGTAAATTTACCGATGCAGAAGCCGAAAAATTAGCCACTAATCAGCATGAAATTAACATGAGACGACTTGCTGGGCGTGAAGGGGAGCGAACGGCTTACGCAAAACAATGGGATAAATTACTAGAAGAAAAAGGTGTTACCAACAGAAGAACACGGCAAAGCATTGTAGATAAACTAATAATGGTTGCACGGCAAAACGAAAACGGCGATGGTGTGCTAAATTCCGAAGTGTTTGCAAAAGTGGCTAAAAAGCTGATTAAAGACCAGTTAGCCGTTTCAGATGCTGGTATCCCTAATGCTGTTGAAATAAACATCCGCCAATTAAGCAAGCAAATAGACGAATTGGAAGCATCTAATAAACCAGAAGATATTAAATACGATGAAAAAGCCTTGTTGCAAGCCAAAATAAATGCCGAATTATCTAGTTTAATTAAGCCAACGATTGCGGATAAAATTAACGCCAACATCTACCTTGAACCATTGCTAACTGTAGGCTCTGCCGTAAGGGACGTTTTAGGGTCTGCCAATGCCGTGCTTAGTGAAGCCTATTTAAACACCATGACACGCCTATGGCTTGGTAAAACGACGGTAAAACAAGAGCTTGCAAACCTTAAAAACCTTCCTGAAAATGCCAAAGTTGAGTGGGGGCGAATAGTTGATAACTGGAAGCGTGCGGGCGAATACGCACGGCAAGGATTGGTTGTTGTAAGCCATGATAAAGTGGCTAGCACTAAATTAAAGCCGTTATTTGCCTATGAAAACAAAGGTTTTGGTAGTGTAAAAGATAGCATCGAAAGCGTCGGACACTGGTTTGAAGTGGCTGGCAACTTCCGTTTAAACGCTACTGATATGTACTTTATGGATACTACTTTTAAGCACCATATCGCCCAAACTATCGCTGATGGGATAAAGAAAGACCCTAACTTTAAAATATCAAAAGCCCAAGTTGAGGAAGCTCACCAGTATGCTAACTGGGCAATGTTTAAAGAGGATAACTGGCTTACAAATAATGTGGCTAATGCAAAACAGCTTTTAAATAATTTAGGGGCATTGCCTTTTGAAGTGCAGGGCAAACAAGCAAGCATTCCTTTAGGCGATTTGTTGATGCGGTATACCAGAACCCCTGTTAACGTAGGGTTGCGTGTTTTTGACATCACAGGGCTGGGAGACTTACGGTTTATTTATGCTAATGCTACAAAGAAAATGGATGATGTGCCTATTTATGATAAAAAAGCATTAAAGCCTTTTGTTAAAAGCGGTGAAACTTATAGCCCTAGCCAAGTTAAAGAAAAAGCAACTAAAGGCATGGTAAAACTATTAACCACTGGGGCTAGTAGCCTTGCTATTGGGTACTGGCTTGGTAATACCGATGTGTTTAGCACTGGGTACACCAAAGAAAACTCGGATGTGGAAGAAGCCAAAGGCACGCGAAACGATGTGTATTTTAACCCTCAAGCGTTAATGCGGTTTGGCTCATTCAAAGAAGAAAAAGGCGACGTGTTAGTTCCTTTAACGCCATTACTGGGACAACACGTCGTAGGCTTGAGAGCAGTTATAAGGTTTGCCAAGGGCAAAGACTTAATAGAAGGTGAAAAAAACGCTTTTGGGCAAGCGGTAGACGCTTTGGCTACAACGATAGATGTTGCAGGTGGCACATTGGGGGACGCTACTGGTATTACAGGTATTAAACAGGCTACTAAAAGCTGGGATGCGTTAGGAGGTGCAGTTGTTGAGCGTGTTCCCAAGCCGTTTGGCGTTGGTGCGTTAGGGCGTGATATTGCAACAATAGCCGATGATGGCGAACGTATAACAAAAGCAGAAACCCCTATAAATACCAGTGTGAATAGGCTTGTTAATAACACGCCGTTTAAACTACTACTTCCAAAGAAAACAGATATTACAGGCAAAAACCCTAAGGCTAACGGGTTTGGCAAGGCGTTAGGTTTCCCATTCAAAATAGCCAAAGCCGACCCTGTGATTAAAGAGTTACGGCAAGTCTCAAGAGATTCAGGCGTGGATGTTCAGCTAAAACAGGTTGATAATAATTTTAGAATTGGCAAAACACTTGCGGAAGACTACGGCATTGAACCGCAAAACATGAAACTAAACGCTCAAGACTTTGCTAAATGGCAAGAGATACACAACAACATGGTTTATCAATCGGTAAAATCCGTTGTTGAGAGCAAAGACTACAAGAGCTTAACAGACCCCTTAGATAAAGCGGATGAAATAAAATACGCCAAAGAAAACCCTTTTGTAGTAATTGATGGCAAGGATTACACCCCTAAAGAGCTATTTCTTGAATACAAGCTAAAAGGGAGAGTGGTTAAAATAGAGAAATAGCAGTTAATCAAAAAGGGTTTTGTATGCCTATTTCAAGAATAACAAGTTTTGTTAATGGCACTATTGCAGATGCCGACCAAGTAGAAGCAGAATACGACAATATCATTAACGGCGTTAATGCCAATGAGAGTGCTATTGATGCAGTGTCGTCTCAAACCACTTACGCAGGTACCCGTACCTTTTTAAATGATGTTGTGGTTAATGGCACATTAAAATCTGATGGTGTGCTAACGGCAGGCGGTGGTTTTTTGGCTACCCAAGGTAGCAAGCCGTTCGGGTATGAGTTCATTCCTAAGCCGGTGCAAACAGCTACAAACCTATTTGAAATAAAAATTAACGGCACAATACAGGCTACTTTGTTTAGCCCAACGGCTACAGTTGCCCCTTTTTACAAACAGTTTACGGGGAGTAATTTAACGGTAGCCCTTAATGGAGTTACAGGTTCGCCAAACAGTGTAGATGCAACACGAGTGAGCGGGGCTATGTATTACTTTTGGCTAATTGGCAAGGATGATGGCACGCTGGCTGGGTTATTTAGCACAAGTAATACTGCTCCTACAATGCCGACAGGCTACACGTGGCGGAGGTTGTTACCATGGGCGTGTGCAACGTATCCTGTTAATGCTACTTATCAGAATGGTGGGGACACGGTAACAGATATTACAGGTAGTGGTAGAGAAGGGGCATTTATTGAGCATCTTGTCAGTAACTGGGGAGGTGATGGGGGTAATAACCCAATCATTACTTATACTAGCCGTTTCCCCAATAATTTTAATAATAATGGTACAAACGCACCTACATTGGTATCAAAAAACAAACCTTATAGCTCATCGTTTTATATTGAAAACTTAGCTTGTATGAACGTTTCTTTAAGTGGTCAACCTATGTGGTTAGTGCCTCCTGAAGTAGAAGCAGTAGGATTGCATATAAAAGGTGGAAATACTTCTCAAATGCTTATTGGTATTGAATCTTTTAACGGTTCTGGTAGTTATACAGCAGAAAGTTACCCATTTAATACGACATCTACCGATACTTGTCAAACACCATTATTACCTATCACTTCTCGACGTATGCGGTTTGCTAATAACGTAGCTTCGGCACATATTGGCGTGCGTGAATTTAGATGTAATTTTACAAACTTTTGGTTATAGAAAGAGGTTTAAAATGGCAGGAAGATTAAGCGCTCAACAAATTTTACCAGGCTATAGAAGTGCAGATTTAAATGAACAAGGCGTTGCGGTCAGTACAACACCTGTTCAAGTGTGGACTAATGAAGACGGCTTACAAGGTGCTTTAGCTTCTTTAGTTGTTACGGGCGGTACAGATGGTAGTGTGTTTAATATTATTGTTGATGGCGTAACAATAACATTCTCATTAAAAACAAATACTCCTTTTGGGTTAAGTTTTAACCACGGCACAGAAGTGTATGTTAGTAAAACAAAAAAAGTTCAACCCAGTGGCGGTATTAGTTTCTCAAGCACTGCTTCTGTTTTTGTAGACTACAGATTAAGGATTTTGGGCTGATGCTTATACCGTTTTACTTTTATTTTGGCTCTGTTTTTTTGTTTAATCCTCAAGTGTTTGATCCTCAAGTGTTTAACGGTATTACTGTAACGTATGCCGATGGCAATACCGTGCTAGCCTCAATGGAACTACCGACGACAATAAGTGTTACTAGCCCACAATATCCTTTTGGAGTATAAGCCATGCCTATAAATGCCCCTATTACCGTAACAACAACCGCATCAGGAAACGTATCGTTACCCCTACCTGCACAATCAAGCGGTGATTCTGGTAAAATCCCAGTAGCGGATGGTAGTAATGGATTTAATTATGTTGCCCCAAGTAGTCTACCGAACATTACGGTAAATAACTTGGTTGTTAGTGGTAACGCTGGCGATGTTATTACCTTGCCGACAACAGGAAATAATTCTACATATACGGCAACATCTGTCAAAGCATTGATTATTGATGATACGACAAATTCGGTCAATAAAACAAAAAGTTCTACACAAATTGCAACAGATATTAGTACAGCGGTTAGTGCGATTAGACAAGTGCCAGATGCCACCAGTGCGACCGTAGGGCAGGTATTAACTAAAACAGGTTCTGGTAATACGCTCGGTTTTTCTGATATTGCATCAGGAATTACGGTCTCTGCCCCAACAGAGGGTAACGTAACGAATGCTACGTTTACAGGAACGACGGCTCCAATTTTTGCTACAGGGAATTTTAGATATTCTTGGCAACGTATTTCAAACATGGTGTTTCTACAGATTATTGCGAAGGCCACAACGGCAGGTAGTGCTATTACGTCATTTACAATCCCACTTACAGCATTAGGCATCCCTTTGGCAAAGGAATTACCTGCTAACCTAGTAAATGGCGACTATGTCTTCCCTACACAGAATGTTTTGCTTCGTTCCACGACTGCTACGATTGCCCCTACGGCAGGTGCTTGTGGGTTAGTTAAGGCAACAGGCGACCAAGTATTAACGATTAACCACGCATCGGGTAGTTTAACGTACATTGAGCTAGCTATTAGCTACATTGTAGCGTAAGGGAGTATCAAAATGCCTAAAAATTGGGATGATTTAATTTCGGATGGCAATACCCTAGGCTTGACTACGGGTGTAAACTTAATCACTAACCTAGGGGATAGACACACCCCTGCGTTGTTGCAAACGTACGCTATTAACGATACGTTTATGAAGCAGTTACAGGATGCTGGGGTTAGTTATATTCGTATTTTTTGCGAATGGGGGGAAGTTGAACGCATTGATGGCGTATTTGATTTTGCACCCTTGCAGGGAGCAATTAGAAAATTAAAGCAGTACGGTATTGATACCTATGTACGATTGTATTTTAACAACACAACCAACGCAGGTTTTACGCCGACGTTGGATGCTGGCAATAACGTAGAACAGCTAATACTGGATATTCGTAACCGTGAAACCAGTAGAGTACGGCGGTATGTAAGGGAAGCCTACAAAGCCCTAGGTTCTTGCGGTGTGCAGATGTTTGGAGCATTTAACGAGCCAGATTTAGCTGGTAATTTTGGTGGATTTGAACTAAACACCGATGGCACAGTATCTACAACACCCTTAATATCTACAACGAAACCTCGGTATATCGATGAGTTTTTTTGTATGTTGCGTGAGGAGATGAATTACGTTAATAGCACAACAACGTATAACCTAAAATTAGGTGGTGTTGCATTAACTTCTTGGTCTACGTCTGTATGGGGTCTACTGTGTCAATATGGGTTTTTGAATTACATTGACTTTTTAGACAATCACTATTACGCAAGAACATCTGCACGGGCTTACAATCCTTTAAACGTGTTCAGGCAACACAAGCTAATGGTAGATACTGCTAGGCTTTATTCTAACGGGCGAACAATACCTATACTGATTGGGGAATTTGGCAATGCCAACCGAGATTCTACGGCGGGGGCGGATAGGGTAACATCTACCATATGGGATTTACAAACACCCATTGCCCATGCTTGTTTTTCTAAAATGTACCCAGATTTTCCGATTGTACGTAACACGTTTTTTGATGGAATTGGCACCAACCCAAGTTTGTATAACAACAGTTATTCCTCGCCATCCAAAGGCTCTAACGATACAGGCTATGAGTGGTTTCAACCGCTTGATTCTGTTGATAACGCCCCCGCACAACAAACGTTTGTCCCGACACACAAGTGTGAAGCCTACAAGCGTCATTTCCTACCCTTTACAGGATTAGAAGTAGACCGTTTTGTAGTGATGGCGGAAAGCGGTAGACAGTTGTTTGATAGTGCTAACCCTGTTGCAAATACGTCTACAGCCTTAAGTATTGGTATCCGTGGCAATGTGCAAACATTTACATTTAATGGCACGGCTTCTCCGATGGGCATGAGCGGTACGTTAGTTCTAACGTTAAATGGGACGGCGTACAATATAGCCTTGACTGTTGGCGATACAACCAACCAAGTTGTGGCGAAAATGCAAGCACAGCTAGGTAACGTAGCCCGTGTTGCACTAGAAAGCGGTAAGTATGTTATACGCCCTGTTACAACCGACCTTAGTACATTAACTGCAACGTCGACTACAGAAGCCCTATTAGAAACAGTAGGTGCAACTAGCGTTAATGTAAGTACAAATGCGACAGTGGCAACCCTAGGTAGTGTGCAATGGCTTTACGATATTATGGATGCCGTAACGTATACGGAAGGTACATACACTGTATATAACGGCACTAATACAGGTACAGGTGGGACAGCTACGGCATTGAACAAGCAATTTAAGGAGCCGTTGAATAGTTCTATTTGGTACGTTTTTTGTAAAGACCGTAAGCGTGGCAATAAATTAAGTGTATTAGTATTTAGATTTTCGAGAATTTTTTACTACGCAATACCTGCTGGTGGTACGTTGCAGGATTTCTCTGCATTGCCGATTGCCGACCGTAAGGAGTATGCGTTCAAACGAGCGGTGTTAAGTCAATCGCAGTTACAGGCGTTGTACCCGACTAAAACGTTTACGGGGGGTATTGATATGAAGGCATTTTCTCAACCACAACGTGTAGATTTGGAGGTGTAGTATGCCTTACATTAAACGTACGCATACGGTTGTTGCAGGTGTACCTACAACAGAGACACTCGCAGAAAATGGTGTGATGTGGGAGCTTTCTGTCGGAAGCCCTACTGTATATTATCAAGTGTTTGATTATGTTACCCGAAGGTTGTTGTTAAGCAAACAAATGGTAATTAGTACAAACGCTGATTTGGCAAATGGGGATACCGTGGGAACGTATGCGTCCACCGTTTCTGTAACATTCACGCAAACAGAATTAGATAGCTTGGTTGCGACGGATAATACAGACCCCTACACAGCCATTACTAGCAAGGCTTTGGCAAAACAGCTTTATTGGCAAATTGAAATTGTATGGGCAAACGGAGAAACTAAAATACCGATTGGTGGATTATTTACGAAAGGATAGAAGTGATGTTTAACATTGTGGATTTAACAAGCAGATTGGTTGCAGGTAAGACGTTGTTTAAGTTCCTAGAGGCGGTTCATATTGTAACTGATGTGTACAAAGGCTTTAAGAATGATGGTTCAACGTTTACATATGATACATTTAAGGCTTCTGCGGTAGATAAGTTATTTAATTTGGTATTTCCGCAGGCTCAATCTGAATTGTTGGAAGACCTTGTTTATTATATTTTTTCCGCCGTTGGCATTGTGAAAAGGTTACTGGGCAAATAGAGAGAAGGCATTGTCCTCTGGCGTGCCGACACCCCCCTGTTCCGTTGGCACGCTTTTTCTTTAGTTAGGTATAACAGTATGTTGTGGATGTATTTACCCGTACAAAAAACTGTAGCTCCATTAGACGCAGGGTATAGCCGAGTAGCAGAGATTTATTTGCGTTGTAGGCGAAGGCTGTTATCCAGTTACAAAATTGCCATGATAGGCGAAACATTCTTTATTATTCAATGAGGTTTTACCTATGACCACATACAAAGCATGGTATGACAAGAAAAAAGGCTTATTTACTATTCAGGATGCCAAAGGCGTGCCTGTGTTTAAACGGCTTCTGGTTCGTTCTGGGCAACGTGGGTTTTTAAATTCTCCTTGGGTTAGACAAAAAGGAGCTATCCCCACTAACAAACAAGTAGCTGGGGGTAAGTTGTACATCCATACAACATCTATTAAAGACCCTAAGGGCGATTTTAACAATGACGGTATTGGCTTATTTTTCCCTATTAGTGATAGCCTAGAACAAACTCTTCAAATCAGAGGATTAAAGGATAGGGAGCTACGGGAGGCTATAGGGCTTCATCCAGAAAACAAATGGGATGGGTCTCTCGGGTGCATTGTTTTAGTTTGGTGGAAGAGTAAAGCCCGTATAGAAAAGCTATTTTCTTGGTTGCAAGAGTTGAATAAACAAGGTGTAAAAGCCATTGAGCTAGAGGTATTTTGATATGGAAATTCCACAAGAGATTTTTTACGGTGGTATGGGTGCCATGAGTGTTGGCATTGTAACATTATTTAAACAGCAGACTGATAGCCGTTTAAAATGCGAGCAAAGTAACGCCAAAATGTTCGATAAAATAGAGTTACTTCGTGGGGAAGTTGGGTTTTTAAAAGGGATGCTAGAAGCCCTAAAAGGAATTTATCCTAATGCCACGATTGAAGAAATGAATAAGCGGTTAGCCAGTATGCCGTTACAACCCGATGAGAAACCAGCTGAAACAGGGTAATAAAATCATGAGTAGAACAAAGCGAATATACCAAAACAAAAGATATTCAAGACGTATTAAAACCAAGCGAAACTGGTACAGAGAAGATTCTGCTATTGACCAATTAAGAGAAGCTGGCTTTATTGAAAGAGACGGACAACGGTGTTTAGCTAGACCCTCCTTTAAAGCCCCATGCTCTAAGTTTGATATCCGCATTAGTGCAGATAATGAAACTAATAATGGGCGTTTTAACGTGAAAAACCAGAAAAGCGTCCTCTAATTAAAGAGAACGCCTCTATCTGTTACTACACTATATCCGTTCCAGTTCTCTCGACGCTGGCGACTATAGATATAGGAATAGTTAAAATCAAAACGCCGTTTGGGAAAACCCCGAACCATTGTTGATTTAAAAAGCGTCAAAAAACCGTTGCTCTAAATTTGTTTCATATGATGAAACACCTAGGACAAGTCGCATTTTTCAGCGAACCCTACCGCAGACACGGCGAACCGTCGGGTAGCTACTGTATTATTAGTATAGCATAATTTGTACTTTTTTAAATAGGGTTTAATTACCCTTATGTTTATACCTAAAAACCTCAAAACGCCCCGTGTAACCAATCCTAGGAAAGGCTATACGGGGCGTTTATTTATGTTGGGCTATAAAGGGAACTGCCTGTAGTCTGGCTCATCCGTAAGCCCAATGTAAAAAACTTCGTTTTGGTTTAAACGGCTTTCAACGTCCGAACCAAAGCAAGTTCTTAAGGCGGTAGAACTAGAATTGCTTGTTAAAATGGTTGGTTTTTTATGGTCGTATCGGTATTTTAGCAGTTTGGCAATAAACTTTTTGCAGGCATCGCTCAATGTTGCTTGTTGATCCGTTTGGATATCGTCCAGCATGAGAATATCACACGATAACAAAAGCGATTTTTTAGCGTCATCTTTTTCTGCTACCGCGTCTACCACGTCGTCAAAAGCAATAAATACCGCTTTTCTAGTAGTGTTAGCACCCATGTATTTAATTAAAGAACAAACACCGGCAAACGTTTTTCCTGCACCATTACGACCACATAGGATTAAGAAGTTTTTTTGGGATGGAATCCATTCACGGGCTAAACTAGAGGCTTTGTAAGGTTTGTAGGTGGGGCTATCAAACCAAGCCTTAACCGTTTCAGAACAAAACCGATTAAATAGCTTTTGCCCAAGTAACCGCATAAGTTGCGGTTCTGGCGTTTGTTTTTGTTCTGGCGGGCTTATAAACACAGGTTTGCTAGGGGTTAAAACACCATAGGCATAGCGTAACGCACCACTGGGAGACCGCATAAATGCCCCATTGCTTTTCATTTTAGCGATAGCGAGGTTGATAATTTCTTGGGTGATGACCATGCCTTGAGCCTCAAGGCGTTTTACGGCATCATCAAAATTAGGCGGTCTGAAATTTTCGTACTCATTGCGTAGGCGGTACTGCTGGCAGGCTTCCACAATAGCCGAATCAATATCGTTGACGTACTTACGGGGGCTAGACATGAAAATATCAAACGCCAATGACTCAATAACAGGGCTTTGGTTAGATGGCTTGAATTTTGCAATGTGCTGGGAAATTAAGGCTTTAACCCTTTCCACGGCTTGCTGGTGCTGTTCTGTCATGCTAATTCCACCCTTCTGAATGAACAATACTTTTAGCATCGTTAAATGGTTTTACGGTGCTTTCAGGTGTGTAGGATGCCTTCCAAAGTTCTTGATGTAGCCACGTGGCAGGATGCTTGATAAACTTCTGTTCAGTATTGGCACAAGAAGCCCTGTAGTTTTTAGCCCCGTTTAAAATAACGGCTACGGTGGTTTTACCCGTGGCGGTTTTGTACTTTGAGAACGCATCTCTCTTTGAAACATCCTTTGTTCTGGGGTAAACATCCCAAAATTGGACAAAATCTTCTGGGTATTCATCTTTTTGAGTTGTTGTATTTTTTGCACACACTGGTAGTTCAGCCACATGTGCAGGTTTTGGCGTTGGTGTATTAGCAGGTTGAACTGTTCGGTTTTTCCGTACGGTTGGTTTTGGCTGTACCGTTTCTGCATTTACGGGCGGTTTGCCCCACCGTTTGTTGCTTTTATTGGTTTGTTCAACAATAAAATCCATGTGTGCTTGCTCCTCCTCAATAAAATGAAACACAATTAACCTAAAAAAGAGTTGCACCGTGGGAGGCAGTGAATCTGAAACATCAACACCATCTAGCTGGTAGGTGAATATGGCATCCATCAATGCGGAAAACTCTTTGTCGTTCAATCTGCCCGCTTGCCGTTCTTGGTACAGAACCCTGATTTTATCCTTGTGCAAGGTAAATGTGTTTTTTTCTTTTGCCATTACAGGTTTGCTCCCAAAACAAATACCCCTAGTTAGGAGGTATAAGACTATAATAACAATTTAACCAGTTAAAAAAATTAGTGTGCCAAAGCCTTATCCAGAACATCTTGTAACCACGTTTCGTTTTTCTTGGGCAACGCAGGGATTAGATAAGGTTGGTAGATTTCAGCAATTAGCTTTTTGCTTTCGTTGAATGACACCGCCTTGCTAAACGATTTTTTGGCTTTATCTAGGGCTTCGCCTTCCGATAGTCCGCTTTTCTTGTGGTCTTCTTTCAGCTTGTTTACAACATGATGATACGCACTACCCGGTGGCGTAGGGGGTTCGTTTTGCTTAAGTTTTTGCTGGCTTTTCTTACCCGCTAAATCTAGTGCGGCGATGTAGTCAAGGCGTATCCGTTGCAACATAGCGTTTTCAAGGGTAACAAGGTCTAAATTAGACAACATGGTGTTGACTACCTTTTTTTGTCGTGGGAACTCAAAACCGCACACTTCGCAGTTAAACTTACCTAAACGTGTCCATCCGCCACAACTAGGGCATTCACGGTGTGTTTTAAGCACTTTATCCCGATGGGCATTGCCTGCCAACGTCCAGTTCCTGTGTTGCAAGATGTGGCCATGTTCCTGAATGTTGTTGCCGTGGTCGATAATAACGCAATCTGGCTTGTTTTCGCACAATGTTAAGCCCCTTGCACCCTGTTGAAGGTACTTTGAAAGGCTTTTGGTTGGCCGTGCTAGCCCTACGTAACTTATGGTCGGCTCGTCCCATCCTTCTGAAAGCATATCGACATTTGAAACAACCCAAGTAGTACCTTCTTTAAGACGGGTTAAAACCGCTTTAACCTCTGCCTTATCCATTGCCCCATCGATGTGTTCGGCTGGGATGCCTGCATCACAAAAGGCTTTGGCTACTTGTTTGGAATGCTCCACTGTGGGGCAAAACACTACACCTTTCCGCCCGTGTGCTTTTGCTTTGTATTCCCCGACAATATCCCCCATGATTTTAGTGCCGCCCATGAGTTCCTCAAGGTCTGATACCTTGTAATCTCCCATGGTAGTACGTACGTTAGCCAATGAACTGCCAACATCTGAACCTGTGTACATTTTGGGTTCGGCAAGGAAGCCCATTTCTAGCAACTGGGCGATTGATGGACCTAACACTATTTTAGAAGCAAATTCGGTAAACCCTTTTTTGTCTAGCCTGTGAGGCGTGGCGGTAACTAATAGGCGTTTTGCCTGTGGGTACTTGCTCAAAAAATTGATATAGCTTTTTGCATTGGCAAGGTGGGCTTCATCGATAATAATGTAATCAGGCGTTACAGGAAGCGTACGGCGACGCATAGATTGGATGCTACACACTTGAACAGGACTCCAAGGTCTGGTAGAGTCTCCTGCTAAAATAATGCCTGCCTTGATGCCTGTAATGCGTTCTATGGTATTGGCACCCTGGGTAATTAACGGTTCTCTGTGGGCAATAATGCAAACGTTTTTGTTATGAGCTATCCAATCTTTAATTAAATCTGCAAATACTGCGGTTTTGCCACCACGGGTAGGGAGGGCATACAGCACCCCTTGATGTTCATTAAAACTTTCTGTTATTTCTAGCTTATTTTCTTGTTGATACGGGCGTAATTGCATTACAATGTTAATCCTTCCTGTAAGATGGTTAGTGCTTTTTCTAGCGTGGGTTCGTCCATATCACGAAAATGGCACTCCTTTTCAGGAATGCCAAGGCGTTTTGCAAGTGCTTCGTAGTAGAGTGATCTAAATCCTTTTCTTGTTTTGAACGGTAGGAATTTCCAGAGGGAATCAAACAGGATGTGGCATTCATTTTTTAGCCTGTGTTTTTCAGAGTAAATTAGCTTCTCTCCCATAAAGCCTCCAACAAAAAAGCCCCTAGAGGCTTGAAAAATACCAGATAATAACGAGTACCCAAAGCAGTATTTCAAGTTTCATCACTCAACCTCCTTCACTGCGTCCCAAATAGGGCTTTCTGCTGGGATGGTTATACCTTTAGCAAATTCACAACTTGAAGGTGTATATGCGACATCTCTGCCTTCAAGGATATACCAAGTTTCTTCTAAATCATAATAATAACAATCTGGTACTAGGTGCATCAATTCCAGCACCTTATTAGCCCCATTATTAGCAAAGTTATAAACCTCTCCACTCATAATCCACGCCTGTTGTTGCGGTAGCCAGCAGTAACGTTGGTTGAGTAGGTGTTCGGCGTAGGCTATGGCTTCGTCAAGTTTAGTAAATAGTTTTTCTTTTAACGCACAAGGATATATTGCAACTAAATAGGTAATATTTTCGTATAAATCTATCATTGTATCTGGGTCAAAGCAATGAGCTTGATGAATATGTAAGGTCATATTTTCGGATATTTCACAAAGAACTAACCTGTCTTCCACAATCGCCTGCACCTGCTCATCCGTTAGTTTGCGTGTCATTGGTTACACCCTTCTATTTAAACGTTATCATTATATCTGAACGTGAACCTGCTAGGTCTGCTAATTTGTCATTACCGTCCCCGCAGATTATTACATAAATCATACAAAGCATAGTAAAGAAGAATTCCTTCCCTTCCTTAAACAATAGCACCAGTAAAGACAAAGCAAATCCTAGTGGATACAATACTAAACCTACCAAAGCCTGTAACCTACGTTTATTCGGTGAGGCATTACGCACATTGAAAAAGCTCATCACTCCCCCTCCTTATAAACTTCAACGCCTGCTAATTTGTCCCACGCTTCTGGTGAGTCGTCTATAAGTTTGAACGCTAAAATGTGCCTTGCTAAAAAAGACGGAATGGCATATCTTTCCCGTATAAAAGTGCCATCACTCCAACATGGAGTAAATTCGCCATTCTCATGTTTACAAAGTATAAACGTTCTATCTAGGTTATGTTTAACCCAGTAAACTTCCCCCTCCACAAACTCAAACCCTTCAGCTTTCAGCCACGGGCGTTGGGCGGATGCGATGGCTTGGATGGCTTCTAGCATTTTCAATAAAGCCTGTGCTTCACTATCAAAATAATACGTGAAATGATATTTACTTCCATTTGGCTTTTTTATGCCAATACCAACACAGTAACCAAGCTCGTCATATACCCCTATTCTTATCACATTATTACTATCAAAAGTCTGTCCCCATAACGTACAAAGGCGTGGGGCTTTAATTGGGTTAGTCATTGGTTGGCTGTCCCTTCCAAAGGTGTTAGTTTGCTGAATACATCTGGGTAGTGTTGGATGAAGTCGCTTAATGTAGGTTGATGTACTATTTTACCTGAAGTTAGCATTTTACCTATTAGGCGTACCCTTTTATCGCTATTAAACACAGGTAATTCATAGCTATACCCTTCATGGCAAAAGGAATACGACGGCACCTCCCAAAACCGCCCCAATGTGGCTTGGTAGATAGCTAGGGTTTCCCACATCCCGTTGCGAATGAAGGTTAGTTGATCGTTAAGGAAGTTGATTAGCTTTGCTGGGTTAGATTCCCTATAACCTACATTATTATACATAGACGTAGCAATTAATTCTTCAACAGGGGTATAAAAACAACTTTTAGGTGTTGTTAATTCGTAAATAGGCTTCCCCTCTAAATCAATGAGGGTTATGGTTTCAGGTGGTTTCATCGGTTTGTGTCTCCTTGGTTTGTTGTGGTATAAAGGTTTCAACCAACTTAATAAGATAGTCTAATTTTTGATGTAACTCTTCATATTTAGCTGATAGAGCCTTATCTGCTAACGCTGGGTTATAACCCGATTTAACTATAAGATTGCCCATTACACCCTTTTTCCTTCCTGTTCCGCTTTCCATGCTAACCACGCCGAAGGTTCGGTGGCGTAGATGGGATAGCCGTTTGCAATAACTTCCCTGATTAAATTAGACGTTGCTTCATAAGTTGTTAAGTGCGTAAATAACTGGTATCCACTTTCGTAATCCAAGCAATACCATGTGCCTTCTGGTTCAATCGCAAACCAAGAATAGCTCACACGTTCAGGCTCAACAGGCGGTGCTTCAACCGTTAGGGCTTTGGGCGGGGTGATAGGTAGCCAGTGGGTTAGACCATTTGTATTAGAACGCTTACTGTGAAAAGTTAAGGCACAGCTAGAGCCGTCGTTGAAAGTACGCCACCCAACGTACCAACCTTTGTACAAGTCGTTAAAAGTACTAATATCCTGCCACGGTAATTCTGTAGGTGTTGGTTGTTCCTTTACAGGCTCCGCTTCTGGCTGATGATGGTCGTGTATAATTTGGGTTATCTGGTCATTAAGATAAGTAATACCTTCTTCTGATAAACCCCACGTTTGGTCTG